CTGGCGCAGCCGTTGTGGACCGAAGCCAAGATCGCCGCGGGTCGCGACGACGTGCAGCTGGATGTGCATCTGGCGAACCGGGCTGCGTGGGACTGGTGTGCCGAGGTCAACACTCGACGCCACAGCGATACGCTGACGGTGCCCACTGACCAGCTGGTGAGTGAACGGAAAGTGTTGGCGGCGTTACCGTCTCTGCGTGCTCAGGTCGGCCCGCCGCCTGTCACCCGTAAAGTCGACCGTCTTTCCTGTATCCGGTATGCCTCGGCCCGCTACTCGGTTCCTAACCGGCTCATCGGCGCCACCGTGACCCTCCTCCAGGACGGTGGAACGCTCCTGATCGCCGAGCCCGCCTCGGGCGAGGTGGTCGCCGAGCATGCGTTGGCTGCCCCAGGAGAGGTGGTCCTCAACGACGATCATTACGGCGGGCCACGCACACCCCTTAGTCGTGCACCACGACCGAAAACTGCTGCCGAAAAACAGTTCTGCGATCTCGGAGAACCAGCCGAGCAGTTCCTAGTCGGTGCCGCGGCGATCGGTAATACCCGCCTGGCCGGTGAACTCGATGACATCCTCGGACTCATCACCTCCCACGGCCACGAACAGGTGCTCACCGCCCTGACCAGGGCGGTGGCGTTCCGACGGTTCAAGGCCGCCGATGTGCGCTCGATCCTCGATGCCGGAGCCGGCATCCCCAACCCGCGACCGGCCGGCACAGCACTGCTCGGGCATCTGCCTACCGCGCCCACCCGCTCGCTGGATGCCTACAAACTCGGCGCCGGCGACAAGGAGGTGTCATGACCACCACAACATCGAAACCCGTTGCACCCCAGACAGTGCCACCGCTACCGGCCGACCTTGACCTGGCGCTACGCCGATTGAAACTGGCCTCGATCCGCCGTAGCGCACCCGAGGTCCTACTCACCGCGAAAACTCAGCGATGGACACCCGAAGAAGTGCTGCGAACACTGGTCGAGGCCGAGATCGCCGCCCGTGATGCCTCCAACATCCGCAACCGACTCAAAACTGCCGGGTTCCCAGTCACCAAAACCTTGGAATCGTTCGACGTGGCCGCATCCTCTATCCCGGCCAACACTTTCGACTACCTGTCGTCACTGGAATGGGTTCGGGCTCAACATAACCTGGCCTTGATTGGCCCGGCCGGGACCGGTAAGAGCCACACCCTGATCGGGCTGGGGATCGCCGCAGTGCACGCCGGGCACAAAGTGCGGTACTTCACCGCCGCCGACCTCGTGGAAACCCTGTATCGCGGGCTGGCCGACAACACCGTCGGTAAAACCATCGACACCCTACTGCGCCAAGACCTGATCATCCTCGACGAGATCGGATTCGCCCCACTCGACGACACCGGCACCCAACTGCTGTTCCGACTCGTCGCAGGCGCCTACGAACGCCGATCACTCGCGATCGCCAGCCACTGGCCCTTCGAACAATGGGGACGATTCCTCCCCGAACACACCACCGCCGCCAGCATCCTCGACCGGCTCCTGCACCACGCCACCATCGTCATCACCGACGGCGACTCCTACCGCATGACACACCGAACGGAGGTACCGCCAACCTAAGAACATCCCGCACAGGGTGGGGACTTTCACCTGGCCACCAGCGGGGACATCAAACTGGCCGTTGACACAAGCAGAAAGCGAGAGTTACAGTGATCACACGCAAGCGACCAGTCGACACAGGGAGGCTCTGGGTGCGACTCATCAGCAAGCAAGTGTTCCGCGATTACATGAAGCACCGCGGGATGACCAACGAAGATCTGGCCCAAGCCGCCAAGTGCTCCGTCTCCTCGATCGCCTTCCTTCGATCAGAGGGCAAGAGTGCCCGGGACACCATCCGGCCCGCCACAGCGCGCCGCATCGAAAAGGCGCTCAACGCACCCCCTGGCTCCCTTTTTGTTGCCCAAGTGCTTGTCGCTTCGACAACCACCAAGCGCGGTGCAGCGTGACCGCCGCCAATACCTGGTGTGGCGGCAACGGACGACACCCGGAGCGGACAGCCGATGGTCTACGCAACCACTTCGTCTATTGGATGTACGACGCCGACGGCGAAGTCTTGTACGTCGGGTGCACGCGACGGCCCGAACAGAGGTGGCGCGAACACCAGCGGGATAACAAGGCGCTCGTCTCTCTAGTTGCACGGAAGACAATGTCGGGTCCGTACGACTACGCGACCGCTCGACGAATCGAGCGGCAGCAGCAAGACACGCTACGGCCCACTTGGGACACCCGATTCCGAAGTGGACGGCGCTATGCCCGTCGTCGCCCGGAGGTGTCGTCGTGACGTCGGCGGTGTGGCGTCCGAACCGCCGCGAGTCGTACCCCGTGCTGGGGATCGAACGCTACTGCGGTGAGTACGCAGACGCAGTGGTTGATCTTCCCGCCACCGGACCTCAGCTGATCACTGTCCCTGTCGAGGACATCCGTGTCAGCCCTACCCGGTCGATCGTCCGTTCGTTGACGTCGACCTTCCATGACCACTCGCGCATCGATCGGTGTCGGTGTGCGGGTTCGCGCGGCTTAGGGATCTCTCACCCCTCGGCGGTCGCGCAGGCCCCGGGCACAGGGGATGTGCCCGGGGTCCCCAACCTCCAGCAATGAAAACGCCCGCTCTGGTGCGGACACACCAGGCGGGCAACGAACAACCAAAGGAAGGAAAGTTCGTGACCCACGATACCACCGAACTGATCCCGGTCCCAGTGCCAGGAGCCAATAGACAGATCATGGCAACCGTCATCGACGGCAAGCCTCTGGTGTCTCTGCGGCATGCCTGCGAAGCGATCGGCATCGACATCGAAAGCCAGCGGAAGAAGCTCGCCGGCAAGACGTGGGCAACCACGGTGCTCATCACCGCGGTTGCCGAGGACGGAAAACCGCGCGAGATGACAATGATCGACCGCCGCACCTTCACCATGTGGCTCGCCACCATCGACACCAACCGCGTAGCCGAAACATCCCGACCCGTCATCGAATCCTTCCAAGCCGAAGCAGCCGACGCACTCGACTCCTACTTCAACGAGGGTGGGGCAATCAACCCCCGCGCCACCGAAGACCAGCTCGACCGGCTCACCCGCCAGGCTCAGGCCCAAGCCTCCGTCATCCAAGCCTTGAAGGGGATCGTCGACCCCAAGCATCTTGAGGCGAAAGGCCGCATCGTATTAGCCCGCGCACTGGGGGAGAAGCCGGAACTCGATCCGGCGACCATCCCGCTGTACGTGTCGGACTATCTCGTGTCCCGCGGACTCTCCTCAGACCTGGTGGCAGCAAAGGCTTCTGGGTTCGGCAGAAGACTCAAGGGCCTGTATGTCGCCGAGCACGGAGACGCCCCCGGTAAAGCGTTCCAGGAGTTGCCGAACGGCACCACCCGTGAGGTTTACGCGTACACGCAGGCTGACCGGCATCTCTTCGACCGTATCTGGAACGCACATTACGAAGGGAAGGTCGCGGCATGACTGACGAGGATTTGAGACCAGGGGAAGCGTTCCAGTACCCGCTGAAGGAAGCGGCGGAGAAACTGCGGGTGTCGGAGAAGACGTTGCGCCGCGAGTACAAGGCGGGGCGAATCGTCTTCCGAGAAAAGGGTGGCCGCTACTACGTGGACCACGAGGAGTGCATTCGGTGGCGTAACAATCTTCCGCAGCCCGCTCCGGGGGAGTTGGCGTCATGATGCGGGCTGCGGTTGTGGTGCCGCTGTATCTGCTGCTGGTGTTGTGGGTGACGTATGTGTGGCCGCCGGCCGACCCGGATGCGTTCCTCGCGTACGTGATCATCGCGACGTTCGGGTTGATGACGGTGGTGGCGTTCTGCCTGCCAACACCTCCCCAGGAGCGGGATGACATTGATGTGGTGGGTCGGGTGTTGCGGGCGTTGCCTCCGGACGGAGGAGAACGATGAGCTTGCAACCGATGCCCGTTCTGGATCGACTTCTGAAGAAGAGGCACACGCTCTCCCGAGATGTAGTGGAGCAAGTGGACATAGCGTGGGGCGCCGTTAAGGTTCGTGCCGACGTTGCTGCCGATATGTACTGGCAGACACCGAAAGAGCACTGGCATCGTGAACGCGACTATCCACCAGTGCGGCTACCTTTTCCGGCGATGTGGTTCGAGTGGGATCAACCGAAACAGTGGCTTTCGGACAACAAGAGAGCTGTATCGGCGGCACCAGCCGTTCCGATGCGGAATGTATTCGACGGCTCCACTGAGAATTTCGAAATCGGTGGAATCAAGATGGCTGCACTGACGCAAGAGTTCGAGATACCAGACTCAAGACGGGCGCAGTTTCATATCCCAGGATTCCCACCTGCTGTCGTCAACTTCGACAGCCGCGCGGAGCACGCATTCACAGTCACCATTCACGCATTGCGTGAGGGGATGGCGATCATGATCCCGTTCACTGGGCTGGTTCAGGTTGACCGTCAGGGCATGCAGCTCAGGGAAGTGCAGTGGTGTGGCCCGGGGACCCCCGAGGACGCTCGAATGACCGTCGAACTACTAGGGTCAATAACACCCCCAGCGCTCCTTGCAATCGGCCTCATGAACTGCAAGAACGTCACTACTCGCGAGATCCAATCACAGGTGCCGATCGGGAGGAAACAGCGCCGGCGAAATCTCGGTGTGACATACAGGACCATTCTCGTCCCTGGGCATGAAGAACGGGCCGATAGAACGGCTCGACGCGATAGCAGCGAAATGGAGCATTCGCTTCATCGTGTCCGAGGACACTTCAAGACCTTCACCGCTGAGGCTCCACTCCTCGGCCAGCACGTCGGAACCTACTGGTGGGGTTGGCAAGTCAGGGGCAACAAGAAGAACGGTGCCGTGGTCTCCGACTACAAGATTGGGGCCGCGTCATGAGTCACTTGTTGTTGTGTGAGGCGCCGGCCATTCAGGTCGACACCTGCCACGGACCCACCTATGTGTCGATCGGCACCAACACCCACGGCCATCTGCGGGTGGTGCTGGTCGGCCCGGGCGATGAACGCACCGATCTGCATTTGACCGCCGAACAGGCACGCATGCTGGCGATGGGGTTGGACGACCAAGCACGCCGCATCGAAAAACACCACCGCCCAGCACTGTTCGAGAACAAGGCGGCGTCATGAGCAACCTCAGCTACCGGGCATCCCGAATCGAAGAGGGCATGTGGGAGGTCTCCACGCCACACGGCCGGTGGTGGACCGTCGCCAAAATCGAGTCCAAATCCATGCGCGGGTGGTACATCACCAACGAGTCCGGGCGGACGATCAAGTCTGATGGCGCGCTGGGCCGCCTGCTCATCGCCGCCGTTGAACGCAAGATCGGCAGACAGTCATGAGCGGGTCGTTTCGGGCTCAGCATCCCGCGCAGTGCAAGAACCCCGACTGCGGGCGTTGGTTCGGCGTCGGTGATGTCGTCGCCTACACCCGCATCAACCCGGGCGACCGCAAGGAAGTCCTCATGCATGTGGATTGTGCGCGAGGTGTCGCCGGTCTGCGGGCCGAGGACATTCGTCGGCGCCGCGAACAACAGGACAACAACTCATGACCGGCAACACCATCGACCAAGCGTGGCACGAGCTGGCAGAACTGGTCCGTCACCACGAAGGCATCCTCACCATCAACCACTGGGAACGCCCGAACGGCGACCTCTACCACCGCGTCGCCGCCACAGGACTCCTCGACCTTGGTGACGAGTTCGAAGCCGAATCCCCCGATCTAGCAGAAGCACTCGACCAGGTGCATGCCGCGCTCGCCATGCGCACACCCTCACCCCTACGAATCGTCAGATAGGCCCACCCATGAGCACCTTCCTCCACATCGACTACATGCCCACCCGTCACGGCAGACCAGACCAACGGGCCGGCACCACCATCGACGACAGCCGACAAGCCGTCACCAACTCACCGTCCATCCCCGGCAGATCCTTACTGAACCGCAACACCAACATCAGCGACATCCTCGCCAGCCTCCCCACACCACCCGCCTGGCACATCGACACCCCCTGCAGCCAAGCCGATCCCGAATGTTTCTTCCCGGAGAAAGGCGAGTCGACCGCCAACGCGAAACGAATCTGCGCAGGCTGCGACGTACGCGAACAGTGCCTCGAATGGGCGCTGGAGAACAGGGAAAGGTTCGGCGTGTTCGGCGGACTATCGGAACGCGAACGCCGGCCACTCCTCGAACAACGCGACATCCAAGCCGCGACAGGCAGAAGAGCCGCAATCCACTTCGACTTCGAAGAGTTCGAACTCATCATCTCCAGCGGCACGCCAGCCGAAGAAGCCTGCCACCGGATGGGAATGACCCCCACCACCCTGATCCGCCGCTACTACCGCGCCCACCGCCCGGCCCCGCTCCCGCTGACCACCCTCGTCAGCACCCTGCGCAGGGAGCGGAGGGCCGCATCGTGAACATCGACGACTACAACTCCGAGTGGGAACGCCTCACCGCCAAAGGACTCACCCCGGAAGAGATCAACCTTCGCCTCCACCAAGAGAAAGCGGTATGCGACGCGGCCAAGAAGGCCCGCGAATCGTCGCATCCCGTAGCGCAACCCGGCACCGTCATCCCACTCCCAGCTTCCCCGTACCAGGCTGTCGGACAAGCAACACGGGACGTCATGACACTCGCCTGCGACATCCGCGACACCGACCCCGCCGAAACCTGGGCGCTCATCGAAACCTGGACCCCGACTCGCATCGTGTCCGCGCTCGTCGTCGCAGCCGCCGGCATCAACCCCGACACCCACACAGAAGACGACCTGTGGGGTTGGGCGAGAGGACTCGCATCATGAGCAGCCCCTACTACGCCGACGACCTCGTGACCTTGTATCACGGCGACTGCCTCGAAGTGAGTGAGTGGCTGGAAGCCGATGTGCTGGTTACCGACCCACCGTACGGCCTCGGTGATCGATGGCAGGGTGGCGGCTGGGGATCGAATCCGATGTATGCCGATGCGCGCCGCTGGGACGTCAAACCCGACGATGCCGCAATGCGTGAGTTGGTTGGCGACAGACCGGCAATTGTCTGGGGAGGCAACTACTTTGCACTGCCTCCATCGAGATGCTGGCTGTCGTGGATCAAGAATCCGTTTATGAACACGATGGCAGACTTCGAGTTGGCATGGACATCATTCGACCGACCATCCAAGGCCTACGTCAGCACCCGTAACCCAGACGGCCAGCGGCAACACCCGACACAGAAACCCGTAGCGCTCCTGGAGTGGTGCATACGTTTCATGCCTCCTGGCGTCGTCGCTGACCCGTTCGCTGGGTCCGGCTCCACACTCATCGCAGCAGTCAATCAGGGACGCAAAGCGATCGGCGTCGAACTTGACGAGCGCTACTGCGAGTTGATCGCTAAACGGCTCAGCAACCAAACCATGGCACTCGACTTCGGAGACGCATCATGATCGGCCACCCCGAAACCGACAGCGAACGCTACTGGCGCACCCCAACCGCACACCGTGATCCCGACCCGCTCGTGCAGGTGTACGTCACCCCACCCACCGCGGAAGACCCGTGGGGAACCGTCGAAACCGTGCGCCTCTCCCAAACCGCAGGACGCACCCGAGTTGGACAGGAGCTCGACAGATGACCCTCACCGTTCACGAGAAGATTGAGCAGCGTTCGGAGGAGTGGTTTGAGCAGCGCCGCGGGATTGTGACCGCGAGTGTTGTCGGCCAACTCATCACGTGCCGGAAGCTGTCGGCGATCGACTTCGACTGCCCGAAGTGTGAAGCGCCCACCGGTGACCTGTGCTGGAACGTGAAGCGCACCGCGACGATCAAGACGATGCATCCGGAGCGCGCGGAAGAGGCACGCCGGAACAGTTCGGCGCCCATCCTCGAGGTCGCCAGCAACGACAATTCCCGCAGCCTCACAGCGCTACTCGTCTCCGAGCGCATCACCGGCTGGTCGTACCCGACGTACGTGTCGGACGACATGCTTCGTGGCATCGAGCATGAGCCGATCGCCCGCAGCCTGTACGCCGCCGAGAACCAGGTCGCGGTTTCCGAGGTGGGGTTCATGGTCCGCGACGACTGGGGGCCGAAGCTCGGGTACAGCCCGGACGGACTCGTCGAACAAGACGGCGCAATCGAGATCAAATGCCCGCGCCCGAAGTCGCACATGAACACCATCATCGCCAACACGGTGCCGCCGGAACACATGCCGCAACTGCAAGCCGGGTTACTCGTGTCCGGACGGAAGTGGATCGACTTCGTGTCGTTCTGCGCCGGGATGCCGCTGTTCATCCGCCGCGTGTATCCGAGCGTCGAGTGGCAGCGTGTGATCGTCGAAGCGGTCCGTCGGTTCGAGGACAACGCAATGGAATTGGCGCGCATCTACCACGAGAACGCCGCCGAACTAGCAGCCACCGAACGCATCATCGAGCAGGAGATCGTCGTATGAGCGAGCAGTGGAGGCCCATTCCCGGTTACGAGGGCCTCTATGAGGTCTCCGATCTAGGGCGTGTCCGGTCTATAGACCGAAAGGACATGCGTGGCAGGCGATGCAAGGGCGTTGTTCGCCGCCTCCAGACTGATCCGGATGGGCACCGGAGGGTGCTGCTCTCAAAGGACGGTAAGCAGTCCACGGCGAAGGTCTACCGCCTGGTCCTCCTGGCATTCGTTGGCCCACCGCCCGAAGGGTTCGAGGCTTTGCATGCCGATGGAAACCCCGCCAACGACACCCTGGCCAACCTCTCATGGGGTAGCCGATCGGAGAACCTACTCGACCGAGTTCGCCACGGCACGCACCACATGGCGAACAAGTCGCATTGCCCCCAAGGGCATGAATACGACCGGCTGAACACGTATGTGAACACGGCCGGTTCCCGTGAGTGCCGCGAATGTCGGCGCACCAGACGGCGAGAGCGACGTCTGGCTGCGGCAGGAAGGAACTGAGAAAAGTGGACATGCTGAAGACGATCGAGGCGGATTCGACGCAGGTCAACGCTGACGACCTAACCGAAGAGCCGCGCATCGTGACGATCACCGGAGTGAGCAAGGGCAACGCGGAACAGCCGGTGAACTTCGAGCTCGCCGAGTTCCCGGGCCGCGCGTACCGGCCGTGTAAGTCGATGCGGCGGGTGATTGTGCAGGCGTGGGGGCCGGACGCCTCTGTGTATGTGGGTCGCCAGCTCGCGATCTACAACGACCGCAGGGTGCAGTGGGGTGGTCAGGCTGTGGGTGGTGTGCGTATCAAGGCCATGTCGCACATCGAGAAACGGCTGACGCTGCCGTTGACAGTCACCCGCGGCAAGAGAGCACCGTACGTGGTGGAGCCGCTGAAGGTGTCGTTCAAGCCGATCCCGGAGTCGTTTGTGGCGAAGGTGAAGGCTGGTGGGTTGAGTTCGGAGGATCAAGCGAAAGCCCTTGAGTATCTGTCGAAGTTGGGCGAGTCCGATCCGGCTGAGGTTGCCGAGTTGCGGGCGCTGCTTGAGGACGGGGCGAGTGATGATTGATCTCGACTCCACGCCGGCCCGGTATCGCGGCACCATCGAGGTGTACGTCGACAAGATCTACTCGCGCGGTGTCGCGTTCGATACCGAGTGGCGCTGGCGGTGCCGGTCCCGCAACGGTCAGATCCTCGGTCATGGGGAGGGGT